ATTAGATAAAAGTCCCAACTTTCGATGATCTTTTTCATACTCATTACCCTTTAATTAGTATCTCAGATGACTGTTTGCTCTTATTCATGCCATAAGTCCATTCAGCTTCAATTATTTCGTAGTCGTCATACATTTCTCTGATAGTGTCACAATCGTTGTAAGACATCAGCCAGCCAGTGCGGTTGGTCAGTAAGCCATGTAGTCTCTCATGATCAAACGAACTATGAAGGTTACCATCGATACCATATAGAGAGTTCTGTGACCCATTAAGCATGTACGGCGGATCGAGGTATAAGAAAGCCCTTGGATGATAATTGATTGCGTCTTCAAAGTCGGCATAATCTACTCTAAAGTTTTTGGCTTTAAAGTCTCGCAAGCGCTTAATAGAAGAGTCGGTAAAGCGTGCATATGATGCACGTTCCGACCATCCACCACTAAACGTAGCACCAGAAAAACTAGCGCGATTAATGGCGTAGTATTTCGCTGCTCTCTCGTAAGAAAACATGAATGAATCTGTCTTGAGGTCTTCGCGATACTGGTGAAAGGAATCTTTACTACAGCCTGTCACTTTCTCACCACTGCGGATATCATAATCTTCTCGCAGCTTTTGCACCTCATCGGCCAATTGATTATTATCGCCGCACAGCGCCATCCAAAACCACACAAGCTGTTTCATCTTGTCATAACCAAACACTTGAGTTCCACGATTTGCCAAAGCAAGCTCAATAGAACCACCCCCGAAGAATGGCGAACACACTCGTTCGACACCTTCGGGGATGTGAGGTAAGATATGCTTAACGGCGCGTGATTTACCGCCGGGATATCTCAAAGGCGTTTTCACTTACTAGCCAGCGCAACTGGTGCATTGATAGATGTGAATTTTCCGCTACTAATAGCTTTTTTCACTTCTGCTATTAACGTATCTTTTCGGGTGTCGCGACGGGTTGGATTAACCATGCGGCGACACTGGTACCAGTAGTAATCACTATCTGGAGCCATGGCACTGATGTCAGCATCATCCAAGTGTGGATTATTAGCTCTGGCTAACTTCAAGTCACTTGATTGGTCATGCTTTGAATCGTTAACCAAGCGAGCATCAATAGAATGCACATCTCGATAAAACTGATCATAGCTGTGAATCACGTATTTGCCATTACAATCATAGAAATACTCAGCAACAAACAACATAGCCCAAAAAGTTCTCTGTGGGATGGTCTTAGAGGCAGGAACTGCCTGCTGTTGCTCTACAGTGTTCTTAATCGTCTCCATGATAGAGATAAATTTACGCTGTTCAGCATCATCATATTCAGGAACTTTAGACATCGCTCGATTTTCACCAATTTGATAAAACCAATCCATATCTGCATCTCGAAAAAAGCGCGACTTTGTGTGTTCATTAATTGACATGAACGCTTGAGTAAACCACTCAATATCTCTCATACGCAAAATTGATTGCTCTGAGCAGCCACTGAATCTTGACCAGATGTTAGAAAAAGTACCTTCGCAATACTTTCGGATCCAAATAGAAATATCAGTTTGATATGATTGTCGATTCTCAGTTCTATTAAGAGGATCGCCAGCATTTAAATCACGAAAAATCGATGGCAGCTCTTTAAATGGTGCGTTTCTAACAGTAACAATAATTACGGTACTGTGCAAAAACGCTTGCTGAAAGCTTGGTGGCAGCTTTTCAAACTTTATGTTAGTAAACTGTTGGGGCTGATAGTTCAAATCATAAAGCGTTCCGGTGAATGTAGTTTCATTATTAACAAAACCCATTAGACCTTTACGTAAACGATTTTGACCATCTTCGTTGACAGTCAGCTTACCTTCACTTTTTAGTTTTCGGTATCTCTCGGCACCCCTGATGTCACTGTGTGCGTCAGAGGCTTCAATACCGCTTTCGATATCAGCAACAATGATACCCGAAACGGCGGTACCCTTACTAACTGATTCAATGTATTTGTTGGCAGTGTCACGTTGCCAAACTACTCGTCTTTGGAAATCTTTAACGATTGCCATTTTTTTGTCGTTGTAATCATTTACAACATCTTGCACAGACACGTTCTGTGCTGTTTTTGTAATTTTTCTAATTTTCATATCTGTTCTCCTTTGTTAGATTGCATCGTCTTTACAAATCAGTTAGTAAAAACTTTGCGATTAGAAAACGGCAGACTTTACACCGGTCTGCCAGCGGTTTTTTATTTATTTCTTTTGAACAAAAGCATAAAGCTTCTCAGCTTCAGCAATTACATCTTCAGTCGTATAGGACGATACCGGTTGGCGTTGTCCCTCGGGCTTCAGGTGTTCAATCTCGAATTGTCTTTGGATTCTCTCCTGAACAATTCCTATTGACATTCCCAGCAATTCTGTGCGGAGCTGGTATCCGTTTTTGTTGTCACTCATTTTTTCTCCTGTGTGTGTGTGAGTAAGCGGCAGACTTTACACCGGTCTGCCAGCGGCTGCAGCTATTCCGTTTCAGTAGCTTCTGTAGTGGTTGTTTCTGTGCTTGTAGCCTCGGCAGGCGCTTCAACATCAACAGTTTCAGATGTGGAAACCTCAACCGAAGGAGGCTCAACAACAGTTTCAGTTGTGACCTCACTTACTTCTTCAGCAACTTCTGGGGAAACAGTGCATGTTCCGTATGCTGTTGCGACAACTAGTGCCCCAGCAACAAAACTAACTTGCACCTTCCAACGTTGCAATGTACTTCTCAACCAATCCATAATATACTCCTTTTTATGGTAAACGGGCAGACTATAGCCGGTCTGCTAGCGGCTCCGATAACAAACTATTTATTAGCCATAAGCTCATCAAATGCAGCATCAACTGGATTGACTGAAGCGTCAGTTTTGTACTTACTGGACTCAGTAGAACGAGACTCAGCAGTTGCATCACCGGACAATTGTTCGTCAAGGATCGCATCGATTTCTTCGGGACTAAGGCGCTCAAACAATGACTCAATATCGGGCATGCTGTCTAGGAGGGCAGGGATTGCCTCAGTGTCTTCCAGCAATGGCGACGAACTTCTACGCATTTTCAAGTTTGTTTGTGGATAAGCTCCGGGTGACGTTGGCTTTGTATAAGTCAACGCAATATCGGTGCCAGAGTGTGTATCGGTAATATCACCGTACTCTGGGTCTAAAATGTAGCCAAGAAGGTTTTCGTATGCTCGCTTACCATAACCGTAAACCTTAATACCTTCTCCTTCGTGACCACGCCAAATAACGGGAGAGAAGTAGCGTGCTCGCACGAATAGTGACTTTGCAAGCTTCTTGCTTTCCTCGTCATTGGTCTCGCTTCCTTCTCTCCAAAGAGAGGAAGCAAAATCGCAAATTGGGCATCGTTCACCAAAGTTTCGCTTTGGGCACATGATGCCGCGCTTGTGTTCACCTACATTATAATGAAAGTAAACTTCTTTAAGTGGATCGCCATCAGGTGTTGGAACAATCCTGATATCTTGCTCTCCTTCTTGTGGCTTAAACCAAACAGAATCCTGTTTGTCCCCGCCTTCGCCGCGCAAAGAAGCAAGCTTCTTACGCATAAGTTCCATGTTAATTGACATTAGTATTTTCTCCTATTTGTTAAAGTATACTGTGCTTGCCACAGCATCTAATGTATCACCCTTGTTCTAGCTTGTCAAGGGTATTTTGTTGTTGTATTGCGTTAGTGTGGGCAACGCAGAACCCAAAGTCATTTAAGTGTGTGCCCCATATACCATAAGAAATTTTCTTATAAGCATTGCGGGGCTTGTCTTTTAAAATGCTTACAAGTTTACGATGTAAACCAACTTCTTTCTCCAGTTTTTCTTCATTAATGCAAATATAATAATATGTTTCACGAGTCATGTCAAGTGGAAAAAACCATTTTTCTTTCAAAGTTTTTGAATCCAGCATACCGATGCTTTTAATACGATTTATTTTAGACGGCCGGGACATGATGCCAATTTCTGGTTCTGTGTGATTGAAAAAGTTCATATAATGCATGCACGAGAAAATCGTTTCATTTATTTTATCATAATAATTCTTAATTGATAAGTCTTGTATACCTTTTTCTAACTCAAGATTAGAAATAATAGTAAGTGACTGAAAAAGACCAGAACGCGCATATTCCTGTAATACACCAAACATCATATTTTCTAATAGCTTAGGAACACCGGTGAGCAGTTCAATATCTGGTTTGACATAGAACACATTAATATTTTTTTCTTTAATCTGCTCAAGAATACCGAGTGCATAGTTGGAGCTTAAAGAGGCACCAACAATAATAACTTGAACATCATCAGTGATATCACTAAAAAACTTTTTAAGATCAGGAATATTGTTTTCATAGTCCTCTGGATTTTCAAAACGTTCAAGCTTGCGTGTAAACTTAGTGTTTTTGCAATCTGAACTAAGTTGATAGATCTTGTAATTGTTTTTCTGAGTTTTAAAGTTCTCGGCAATTTTCGTCGCAGCGTTGCCAATGCCAACAATAGAAATCATAAATTCAAAACTCCAATGTCATAGTAGTCCTTACCAGCGCGCAAGTTCGTTTTAAATTCAGCAAGGGAGTTTTGGGAAAATATTTTTTTGATTTCAGGAATCAAGTATCTCTCACTATTCGGCATGTCCAACACCACTTCATCGTGAACAATATGCGAAATAAAGGTCTTTTTATCGCTCAGAAATTTGTCCAGCGCCACTGCGCGTTCGTTGACAAGATCTGCTGTAGTGCTCTGTATTAAGTAGTTTACTGACTTATAATCATTCACAAATAATTCACGCCCGAATGGTGTACAAACGTATCCGTTATGATAATACCTTTCGTTTAAAAGCTCGCGATTATATATTGTATTTTCAATTTTTTTTGACTCTGGATTATAGAGCCATGAGAAAAAGAATGTCTTGGCTTTTTCGCGGTCAATGATACCCTTTTTCTTAAGTATGTTCTGAATGTTCCAATTGTGCACATCGCCAAGTGGTTGCTCC